TAATGCGAGCCATTACGCCGACGACGCTCGGCGCGACGGAAGGCCTGGCCGTCGACGGAGCCGAGATCCGCCGGCGCCTCGTCGACGGGATCCTCGCCGAGCTCGAGGCCGACGAATGATCGGACGGCTCCGCTCAATCCGGCGAGCCTTGCCGGGAGCCGATAAACGCGGCCATTGCGTCGTCGGTCGCGAGCCGGTCGTCGACGTCCTAATTAGGCGCCGCCGGCGGGACGCGACGACTGAGGTCGTCTTGGACGCTTACCTCGAGGCGCTATGGCGCCAGGTCGAGGCCGACAAATGATCGCGCCAATCTGGAGAGTCGTTTGGCTCGACTCAATGCGGACGACGGGTTGGCGTAGTCGGTCCGAGGCGATCGCCGAGCTCGGCAAACCGGATATTTTGCAATGCGAGTCAGTCGGCTTTCTCGTCGAGCAAACGAACGAAAGGATTATGCTCGCGCTAAACGTCCAGGCCGTCGACGGAGGCGAGCCGATGGTCGGAGAGACGATCATCATCCCGCGGCCGATGATCGTCTCTATAACAGCTTGGACCGGCGAGTCGTCCGCATGATCGCCGAGCTCCAGGCCTCGCGGCCGGCGCCGATCCGGATCCGCGGCCACGCCTCGCCGCGCATCGCTCCGCCGGTCCCGGCTCGATCGCTTATCCGCGAATACGACGCGGCCGCGCATTCGCTCGGGATCCGGCTCATGCCATGGCAAAAGATCGCCGCTCGGTATCTGACGGCCGTCCGCTCCAGGACGCGAGCCGGAGCGGTCCGCTGGCTCTTCCGCGAGATCGCGATCGTCGTCGCTCGCCAAAACGGGAAGACGCATCTCCTCTTGCCATTGATCCTCGTCCTCTTAAAGCTCGGCCTCCGGATCCTGCATACCGCGCAAAACCGGGAGCTCCCGCGGGAGACCTTTGAGGCCTTAGCCGGCTGGCTCTCGGATCCGACGCATCCAGAGCGGCGAGCCGAGTACGGCGTCGTCGAGATCCGATGGGCCAACGGCCAACAAAAGATCCGGCTCGCCAACGGCGGTCTGTATACGCTCGTCGCGCCTCGTCCTGGCGTCCGCGGCCACCATGTCGACGTAGTCATCCTCGACGAAGCTCGCGAGCAAAAGTCCTATGCATTGCTCGCCGGGATCCGGCCGACGATCAAAGCCTCCAAGGCGCCGCTCTTCGTCTACCTCTCCAACGCTGGCGACGAAGACTCGATCGTCCTAAACGACCTCCGTCGACGCGGGACCAAGCTCGACGGATCCGAGCCGCGGCTCTGTTACCTCGAATGGTCCGCGGCGCCAGAGCGAGCCGACGACGACGTCGAGGGATGGGCCGAGGCTAATCCGGCTCTCGGGATAACGATCGAGCCGGAGGCGATCGACGACGACCGTCGAGCTCTCCCGCCGGCCAAGTTTGAGACCGAGGATCTCTGTCGATGGGTAACGTCGATGCAACCTCGCCTCTTGCCGGAGGAGTCCTGGACGCGAGCTCGAGCGGAGCTCGGCGATCCGGTTTGGCCGATGCTCGGCGTCTCAATGGATCCGACGTCGCGCCGAGCGAGCGCGGTCCTCGCTTGGCAGCTTACCGACGGGACCATCGGCGTCCGCGTCGCCTTCGACGTCGTCGGCTCGCCGATCGATACCGATCGCCTCGGGACCGAGCTCGGCCAATACGCCTTAAAGACCGGCGTCCGGCGGATCGGCTTCGACGATTGGACGGACCAGGAGCTCGAGAAATACCTCGTCGCGACGTCGACGACGCTCCGCAAGGTAACGAAGGCGATCAACGGCCGAGAGTTTGCCAACGCCTCGGAGTCTTTCGTCCGGATCGTTACCTCTGGCCGGCTCCGATGGGACGCCGGCGAGGCAATCGAGGCGGATCTCGCTTGGACGGCTCGGCGCGAGCATGAGTCGGGAGCATGGATCGCCGTTAAAGCAAGCGAAGAGCGGCCGATAACGGCCGTCCTGGCCGCGATCCGGGCGGTATGGCTGGCCTCCGGGCCGCGTCCCTCCGCGGCCGAGGTCTATTAGGCGGGAGCAAACGGAGAGGGGATCGAAGATGGGAATATCCGAATACGTCGCCGAGGGGATGGCCGTCGCGATGGGAGCGCGGCCAGAGACGACCTTGGTCTCGATCGAGCGAGCCGCGCTAATGGAGCGGACGATTACGATCGGTCCGCTCATCGGCTCCAATCACTCGTCACTCGAGGGACTGTTGCTCTCGCTCCAAGGCGGAGCTCGCATCGGTCGAGCCTGGACGCCGGCGCCGCTTATCGACGCGATCGGGATCCCGGCCGTTACCGGAGCCGTAAATACGATCTCCAACGTCGGCGGATCGCTTTCGCTCCGCGCATATCGCGACGGCGTCGAGCTCGCGCCGGCCGATCGGCCGCGGATCGTCGTCCGGCCGAATCCGTTTACGACGCCTCGCGATTTCTGGCGCGAGACCTTTTACGCGATGGCCGTTTGGGGAGAGGCCTTTTGGTGGGTCGCGTCCCGCGATATCGACGATCAGGCGACGGCTCTCTATCCGGTCCCTCCCGAAGAGGTTACGGTCGAAGAGAATCCGCGAGACCTCCGATATCCCGTCTACAAATGGCGCGGCCGGACCATGCCGCGCGAGGATTTCCGGCAAATCGTCATGCAGAAGCGTCCCGGCGAGCTCCGCGGCGCCGGTCCGCTCCAGCTTTGCGCGGGAGCGATCTCGATCGCCGTCGCGGCTCAGGATTGGGCCGCTAACTATTTCGCCGGCGGAAACTCCGAGACCGTCATTAAGTCGGCCGTCGGGATCGACGACGTCGAGGCCGCGACGATTAAGACCAAATGGGCCGATACGCCTCCTAACCTCCCGCACGTAATCGGACCGACGATCGAAGACGTTAAGGGACTCGGGACCAACGTCGCGGCGGCTCAAATGCTGGAGGCTCGCGATCGCCAGGTCGTCGAGCTCGCGACGGCCTTCGGGATGCCGGCCAAGATGCTTAACGCGGCCGTCTCCGGCTCCGATATCACTTATCAAAACGTCGGCGACGAATGGGACGAGCTCGTCCGGCGATGCCTCCTGCCGAATTACCTCGAGCCGACAGAGCAAGCGATCTCCGATCTCTTGCCTCGCTCGACGATCGCTCGCTTTAACACCGACGCCTATCTCCGAGCCGACGTCCAGACGCGAGCCAACGTCTTTAAGACGCTCGTCGACGCCGGTATGGATCCAGCGCAAGCGGCCTCGATCGTCGGCTTCGACGCGGACCTCGAGAATGCGCCAATGCCTCCGTCGATGCCGTCGGCGACGCCGAGCTCGCTTCCCTTCGAGCGGTCCGCTCCAGGAGGCCAGCTCGTCGAGCTCCGCCGGGAGATCCGATGCTCCCGCGGCCATTTGGTCGGAAAGGTCGTCGGCTCCGGCCATGAGCTCTATTGCCGGCATTGCAAGGCGACCGTCGCCGCATAATCTGTTACGTCGCCTAGAGCTACGTCCTCTCCGGCCATGAGAGAGCCTCCTCTCTAGGCGACGTAACCTCCGGATTATGGCGACACTCAAACGGCGATCTCAAATAAAGGCGTCGACCTTCGCTCTGCCGAAGCAACGCAAATATCCGATTCCCGACGCCAGCCACGCCAGAAACGCGCTAGCTCGTGTCGCGAAGGCGCCGGCCGCTACCAAGGCGAAGGTCTACGCCGCGGTACGGAGAAAGTTTCCGGCCATGGCGGAGCGGTCGACGGTCGTCCCGACTAAAGGCGGACCAGGACGCCATTTCGGCCAGCCGAAAGGGACGCGTAACTAAGGCGATCGTCGCCTATTTGACAGTCCGCTAATCCAAGCCTCAATATCCGCGGCGTAAATACGTCCCGGCCGGAGCTCCAAGAGAGCCAGGCGCCGGCGAAGAGAAGGCCTCGAGCCTCAAAGCTCGGAGGTCTTTCCTTTTGCCAGAGCAAGCCGCTTTCGATAATCCGGAGCTCGTCCGCGTCGGCTTCGACGCCGAGCTCGAGATCCGGGATCCAGGCCATCGGGAAATCGTCGCCAGAATCGTCCCTTGGGACGTCATGGCCGAGACCAAAAACGGTCCGGAGGTATGGCATCGCGGCTCGCTCGCCAAGGTCGATCCGGAGAAAGTCGTCTTAAGGCTGGAGCATGAGAATCCGCCGGCCGGCCGCGGACTCTGGATCGAGGAGAGGGAAGACGGAGCCTATATGGGACTCCGAGCGGCCAAGACTCCGAGAGGCGACGAAATCCTCGAGCTCGCTCGCGATCGAGTAACTCGTGGCGTCTCCGTCGGCTTCTGGCCGTCGGCGAAAGGGAGCGATATCTCGTTTGATAACGGCCGTCGCGTTATCCACCATCGGACCGACGCCGATCTCCGCGAGGTCTCGACGACCTTTCTCCCGACTTGGTCCGAGACCAACGCTCCAGGCCGTCCGGCCGAAATCCTGCAAGTGAGAGGGACTAACGAAATGGAGACCGTAACTCCGACGCCGGAGACGCCGGTTCAGTCGACCGCGATCGCGCCAGCCGCTCCCGATGGGCTCGTCGAGCTCGTCGGCTCGATGCGCGACTTTATGACGCGGGCCGAGAGCGATCGCTCCGCGGCCATGGCGCAGATGGCCGAGAAGCTCGAGAAGCTCGAAGAGCGCAATCGCTCGGAGATCGTCATTCCTGGCAAGACCGATACGGCGACGCCGCGGTCTTTCCTCGGCCAATGGGCCGAGGCGGCTCTCCGGATCATTTCCGGCGAGCGTCCGGTCCTGACGCGCACGCTCGCCGATATCGTCTCGACCGATAATCCCGGCGTCGTCCCGCCGGATTACCGCCCGGAGCTCGTCGGCGTAATCAATAGCCAGCGGCCTTTCCTCGAATCGACCCGGCGGATTACGCCTCCGGCTCAGGGGATGGCGATCATCCTGCCGAAGCTCGTCACGCGGCCGACGACCGACGTCCAGGACAACGAGAAAGACGACGTCCAATCGACCGTCACCGAGATCGAGACGCTCCAGAGCTCAATGGTCACGATTGCCGGCGGCGGCGATCTCTCGCTCCAGATCCTCCGCCGGAGCTCGCCGGAGTTTCTGACGCTCTACGTCGAGCTACTCGGCGAGTCATACGCGGCGAATGCCGAGGCCGAGGCTCTCGGAGCTTTGCTCTCCGATCCCGATATCAACGATAACGGCGGATCTCCGCCAAGCCTCGATCCCGAAGATCTCGAGCTCGGCGTCGCCTGGAGTAACGCCTTCGAGGCCATGTTCCGGGCTCCGGACACTATCTGGCTCTCGAGCGACGCAGTCGCCGCGTTTATCGACGCGAAGGCCGCGATCGCGGGGGGCAATTTCCCTCTCTTCGGCAATCTGACGGCCAACGCGACGGCCGGCGGCGGGATCTCGGGCTCGATCTCTGGGCTCCGGGCGGTCCATGTCCCGGCTCTCAACTCGTCCGGGACCGACGTCATCGTCGGTCCGTCGGCTGGCTTCGCCTGGGCGGAAGACGGGACTTACACCTTGCAAGCCGACAATCCGAGCCAGGCCGGCCGGGACGTCGCTCTCGTCGGAATGCTTTGGTTCGCCGTCCTCTATCCGTCGGCCTTCACGACCTTTACGGTCTAAGGCG